ATCCTACCTATTTCCAGCGTGGTTTCTTGGGCATCATCCAGACAAAAAGATCATCATGTCGACCCATACAGCTGATTTATCGGTCTCTTTTGGCCGTCGAGTGCGTGATTTGGTCCATTCTGATGACTATAAAGCTGTTTTCCCCGAAGTTTCTCTAAATCCAGACGCAAAAGCAGCCGGGCAGTGGAGTACTAGGCATGGTGGGCAGTATTATGCGGTCGGAGTAGGGGGTGCGTTGGCCGGACGGGGTGCAGATGTGTTCGTAATTGATGACCCGCACTCAGAACAGGAGGCAAAGACCAACAACCCCAGTGCTTTCTTGCCTGCTTGGGACTGGTTTCAGTCCGGACCACTACAAAGGCTTATGCCTAACGGGGTTATTATCGTCGTTATGACTCGATGGAGCATGCTTGACTTGACTGGGCAGCTTACAAACCACATGATTAAGAATCCGGACGCAGATCAGTGGGAAGTTGTTGAGTTTCCAGCCATTTTAAACGAAAATGAACCAAATGAGAGGTCATTATGGCCTGAATTCTGGCCTTTAGAGGAGCTAAAAAAGAAGCGCGCAGGCATGGATGTGCGCTATTGGTCTAGTCAATACCTGCAAAACCCGACATCTGAGGGTGCTCAGATGCTCAAAAGGGAGTGGTGGAACCACTGGGAAGAAGAAGATCCGCCTAGTTGTGACTATACAATCATGTCGTTAGATGCTGCACAAGAGTCACATAACAGGGCCGACTTTAGCGCAATGACGCTTTGGGGGGTCTTTTATAAGAATAGCCCGACAACTGGTCTCCCTATTGCAAATATAATACTGCTTCATGCGTGGCAAGAGCGGATGGAGTTCCCGGAGTTAAAGAAGAGGATGCTCCAGGAGTATCACGACTGGGAGCCAGACACGCTGATAGTGGAAAAGAAGTCGGCTGGAGCTCAGATTATTCAGGAGTTTAGGTCTATGGGGATACCGGTTATGGACTTCACCCCCTCCAAAGGAAACGACAAGATATCCCGGGCCAACGCAGTTTCAGATATATTTGCCTCTGGTTTGGTCTGGGCCCCCAAGGATAGACGGTGGGCGCAGGAGGTTATTACCCAGTGCGCAGAGTTCCCAGTAGGGGCGAACGACGACTTAGTAGACTCAACGACCCAAGCCATGCTGCGGTTCAGAAAAGGTGGGTTCATAACCCTGCCAAACGACTGGGAAGACGAGCTGCCCGGGTTTAAATCAAGGAGACAGCATGGCTATTTCTGAGGAACGACGAGAGCGCAAGAACGCCTATATGAAGGCGTACTACCAAGCCAACAAAGAGAATACACGTGCGTACTATGAAGCCAACAAAGACCGGGCATCTGCGTATGATAAAGAGTACTACCAAGCCAACAAAGAGAAGCTAACTGCATACAAGAAATCATACGCCCAAGCCAACAGAGAGAAGATAGCTGCAGACAAGAAGGATTACCACGAAGCCAACAGAGAGAAGATAGCTACAGCCTCGAAAGAGTACAGACAAACAAACAAGGAGAAGCTAGCAGAGTACCGCGAGGCCAACAAAGAGAAGATAACTGCGTACAGGAAAGCATATGGCCGAGCCAACCCCGGGAAGATTAACGCCCAGACATCAAAACGAAGGGCAGCCAAAATACAGCGAACACCTAACTGGTTGACGGTTGACGATTATCATGCTATAAGGACGTTATACGAGACCGCAGCGGCATTGACAAAATCTACAGGTATTGAGCACCATGTGGATCATATTATCCCACTGCGGGGTAAAATTGTCTCTGGATTCCACTGCCCAACCAATTTACAAATACTCACAGCAACAGAGAATCACAACAAATACAACAAATTCACCGGGGAACACTGATGGCAAATATTGATAAAGGTTTATACGCGGCACCGCAGGGGCTAGAGTCGCTGGCCGAAGACCCCGAGATGGATATTGAAGTTGATGGCACGGACCCGGAGATTCCTGAAGACGGAATGACTATTATATTAGGTGCTCTACCTGATACCGAAGGTGACGATGAATTTAACGACAACCTAGCCGAGTTCTTAGACGAGAAGGTAATGTCCGAGATNGCTGGCGATNTGATGGGTGAGTATGAATCAGATGCCAACTCCCGCAAAGACTGGTTAGATACATATGTGGATGGGCTTGAGCTACTCGGCCTGAAACTAGAAGACAGGACAGAACCCTGGCCNGGNGCNTGTAACGTATTCCACCCCCTACTAACAGAGACGCTTGTGAAGTTCCAAGCCGACACAATCATGGAGACCTTCCCAGCTGCAGGTCCCGTCAAAACACAAATCATCGGCAAGCAAACCAAAGAGAAAGACGATGCCGCCGAGCGCGTCCGCGAGGACATGAATTACCAGTTAACCGAGAAGATGCCTGAGTATAGGCCCGAACATGAACGGATGCTATGGGGATTGGGTCTGTGTGGTAACGCATTTAAGAAGGTATATTACGATCCAAGTTTAGAGCGTCAGGTGTCTGTGTTTGTGCCCGCTGAGGACATCGTCGTGCCTTATGGTGCTTCTAGTTTAATGACTGCTCCGCGTGTAACCCACGTGATGAGGAAGACTGAGAATGAGATGCGCAAGCTACAAGTAGCTGGCTTTTATTTAGACGTTGACCTCGGAGAGCCGTCGCATGTTATTGAGCAGGTCGAGAAGAAGATTGCCGGAGAAGATGGGGTTCAACGCTACTATGGATGACCGCTTTAAGATTCTGGAGATNCACACGGACTTAGACCTCGAGGGGTATGAAGATGAGGACGAAGACGGAGACCCAACGGGTATAGCCTTGCCTTACGTTGTTACACTAGAAGCAGGAAGCGGAACCGTGCTGGCCATCCGTAGGAACTGGCAGCCAGAAGACAAGACCAAGCAGAAGCGCAATCACTTCGTGCACTANGGGTATATCCCAGGGTTTGGGTTCTATTGCTTCGGGCTTATCCACCTCATCGGCGCAGCTACTAAGAGCGGTACAGTATTGCTGCGGCAGTTGGTGGATGCAGGTACTTTATCTAATCTTCCAGGTGGTTACAAGACACGCGGGCTCAGAGTCAAGGGAGACGATACACCTATCTCCCCGGGCGAGTTCCGTGATGTGGATGTGCCTAGTGGTTCTATTAGAGACAACATCCTGCCCTTACCTTACAAGGAGCCAAGTCAAGTACTGCAATCCCTGATGACCACAATCATTGAGGAAGGCCGAAGGCTTGGTGGTGCTGCTGATTTACAGGTGGCCGATATGGCTGCTAACTCCCCGGTGGGTACTACACTTGCAATTCTTGAAAGAACGCTGAAGGTCATGGGTGCTGTACAGGCTCGGATACATTACGCGATGAAGCAGGAATTTAAGCTATTATCCGCGATTATACGGGATTATACGCCCAAGGAGTACTCCTACGAGCCAGAAGAAGGCGGTCGCAAGGCCAAGCAAGCTGACTATGACATGGTGGAGGTTATCCCTGTGTCAGACCCTAATGCAGCCACGATGAGCCAGAAGGTTGTACAGTACCAAGCAGTTATGCAGATGGCCCAGGCAGCTCCACAGATATATGACCTGCCAGAATTAAACAGGCAAATGCTGGAGGTGTTAGGCATTAAGAACATAGGCAAGCTCATTCCGACAGAGGACGATCAGAAACCGAGAGATCCTGTGTTTGAGAATATGGCCCTTATGAACTGCAAACCCGTCAAGGCATTTATCAACCAAGACCACCAAGCACACATCCAGGTACACCAGATGGCTATGCAGGATCCGAAGATAGCAGCGCTCATGGGGCAAAACCCACAGGCTCAAGCTATCCAGGCGGCCGCTATGGCTCATGTAAATGAGCACCTTGCCTTTGAATATCGCAAGCAGATCGAGGAGCAGTTAGGTGTTCAGTTACCGGGTGTGGATGAGGAGATGCCAGAGGAAGTCGAGCATGCAGTGTCTAAGCTGATTGCCCTCGCTGCTAAGAAGCTACTGGATAAAAACACAGCCGAAACACAACAGCAGCAAGCGCAACAAGCAAGCCAGGATCCTCTAGTCCAGATGCAGCAGAAAGAACTAGAGCTGAAGGCGCAAGATGTGCAGATAAAGGCGCAGAAAACCCAGGCCGACATCGAGAACGACAGGGCGAGGTTGGAGCTTGATAAGATGCGCATTGAGTCTACGGAGCGGATTGCTGGGGTTCAGGTCGGAGCCAAGACATCTATGGATCACAAGAGGCTTGACTCCGCTGAACGGATGGAGGGGGTACGTGTCGGGGCCCAGACCGCGCAGGCAGGCAAACAGATGGAGTTCCAACACAAGCAGCACGAAGATCAGACGGATTCAAAGCACCAGCAACACAATAGTCAGATGGACTTTAACCACAAACAGTTACAACAATCGGAGGTAAGCAATGATGCGTCAAACGCTGGAACTACTGTCGAATAGGATAGAAGAAGAGCGCAGGGTAATAGTTGAGATAATGGGTGAGGGGGCGGCAAAAGACTACGCTCACTATCAGAATGCTGTCGGTAGGGCTCAAGGTCTACTTATCGCACAGAGAATAATCGCAGACATTGTAAAAACTACGGAGAGTGAAGATGACTGATGTAATCGAGGTTAATGCTACACCGACGCAGCTGCCAGACCCAAAGGGATATCGCATTCTATGCGCCGTGCCGGAGGTAGACGAAAAGTATGAAGGTGGGATCATCAAAGCGGATGCCGCCAGAAAGATCGAGGAAAACGCAACAGTTGTGTTGTTTGTGCTTAAGATGGGTGATACCTGTTATAAGGATGATGCACGATTTGCCAGTGGTCCTTGGTGTAAAGAAGGTGACTTTGTTTTGATTCGTGCCTACGCAGGCACGCGCTTTAAGATTCACGGGCGTGAATTCCGACTTATTAATGACGACACAGTTGAGGCCGTTGTTGATGATCCCCGGGGTTATTCCAGAGCATAAAGCAACCACAAACGCCAACCGGCGCAACCAGGAGGAAATATGAGCACCAACGCGGATGACATAGAAGTAGAGATAGTAGAGGATGCAGTGCCGGAGGTAGAGCTTGAGATTATTGACGATACACCGGAAAAAGATAGGGACAGAAAGAATTTATCACCTGAGCTAGTTGCTGAAATAGAAGAGGATGATTTATCTGATTACTCTAAGAAAGTAAAGACCCGCTTATCCCAGCTAAAGAAGGTTTGGCACGACGAGCGCAGGGCTAAAGAGTCAGCAGATAGAGAGCGTGCAGAGGCGGTAAAATACGCTAGCAGCATGCATGAAGAGAATAAGCGCTTGAAAGCAAACCTGAATAACGGTGAGCAGGCTTATATGGAATCAGTGAAACAAGCCGTGGGTGGTGAGATGGATGCAGCCAAGCGGGACTACCGCGAGGCATATGATTCAGGTGATGCAGACAAGCTCATCGAAGCCCAACAGCGTATGAACAGTGCTCAATATAAACTTACACAAGCACAGAATTATGTTCCTCAGTATGAAAAGACTTTACAAGTAGAGGAAAATAGTGTAAATGTAAAATTGACACAACCACAATCAGCAGGCCCCGATCACAAGGCTCTTGTATGGAGAGAGAAAAATGATTGGTTTGGGCAGGATGAGGAAATGACCAGCCTAGCTTTAGGGCTGCACGAGAAATTAGTAAGGACCGGAATGGACCCTACTTCTAAAGAGTATTACACACGTATTGATGAAACAATGCGCAAACGATTTCCCGAGAACTTCGGGGATGATTCGCTGGATGAGGATTCGCCCACCCAACGCAAAAAACCGTCGAACGTAGTAGCTTCGGCAACGCGAAGTACCGCGCCAAAGAAAGTACACCTTAGCGCAAGTCAGCTATCGCTGGCTAAGAAGTTAGGGATAACGCCTGAAGCATATGCACGTGAGACATTAACATTGGAGAACAAAAATGGATAAGACTATTAGACCAGTACCTAGAGAAGCAGAAAGCCGATCAACATTCCAAAGGG